GGGCTAAGGTATCCTCCACATCAACAAGAGGAAGAGGCTCCACGTCCACCAAGTCACGGGAGTCTTCTACCTCAGCACGTGGGATAGGGGGCTCAACGATATCTTCCGCCACAATGTTCTCGTCGGCCAGTATGGCAAACGCTTCGTCCACGGTGTAGCTTCGGTCACCGTACAAAGGGTCACCCGGTGCCGAGAAGGTGCCATCGTCGTTGGCTACAAAGCCTGCTGCCACCAGCCGCTCGGCACCTTGGGCGATAACCCCGGCTTCCTGTTCTAGTACCTGCTCACCCTGTTGCTCCACAGTGGAGGACGCTAAGTCTTCCACGCCGGCGTCTGCCGCAGACGAGTCGAGGACGTCGGTAAGGTCCGCACGAAGGTTCGCCGTGGCTGGGACGATGCCCATGCCCGCACCCAGTATGCCGCCACCAAGGGCGCCAAGAGCGGCGGATTTGCCCACGCCGTCCATGAGTTCTCTGCGCTCGCTGGCAAGGTTCTGGATCATCTGCTCAGTGGGGGACTGCAGTCCTTCCTCTGTGGTCTCCCGTGCCGTAGCAGTGCCCACGGTGCGGACGAAGCCTTTGCCTGCCTCGCCCACTGGCACACGGGCCAAGCGTGCGGCGGCTTGGCCTTCTACGCCTGCCGCCCCGATACCGGGGAGACGGCTGATCGCTAAGCCAGCAGCGCCAGTAGTTACGCCCGCGGCGAGTGCTCGTGTGTTGGCCTGTTCGGGGGAAAGCCCCTCGTCGATACCTTGGTTGTAGGCGGAGACGTAGGCTGTGCCGCCCATCTGGCCACCGGCGGTGAGGGAGGCTGCTTTGCCTGCGGCTTTGGCCGCCTCTTTGCCTATTTCTGCGGCAGGCAGGCCCCTAACAGCCCCGCCTTGCATTACCCTACGGGCGGCAAACGCACCAGCACCAGCGGCGGGTACAATAGATGCCACCTGTTTTGCGGTGAAGTCTGCGAGGACCATTGGGTCAGACAGGTAGGCCATCAAGCCGGTGCCTATGCCGTCGTCGAAAGCTGCGTTTGCGTTCTGGCTGGCGTACTGCAGCTGGGGCGTCTTCGCTTCTTCCAGACTTTGGCGCCCACTGCGGAAATTGTCTGCCAGCCCAAGCCCAGCTTCCAGCCCGCCCGCTGAAGCTATGTTGGCTATCCCGTACGCAGACTCTACTAAGCCAAGGCCACCTTGCGTAAGAGCCGCACCGGTGTCCAGAGCGATTTCCCCGAGGCCGCGGTCACGGTTTATCTCGTCGAAGGCCAGAGAGTTGACCGCCATCTTCCGCGCCCGGGACGCCGTGACTGCACCTGCGTCTCGGTTAGCGTTTAATAGTCCGACGTAATCAGCTTGGTCTTGGGCCATCGTTAGTTCTACCTTGTCAGTCGCCGAGGCCGCCGACATAGAGGCGGTCTCTCATCCGCGGGTTGTTATCGAGCCGAGCTTCCAGACGTTCCCGGCTGGCCTGCTGGCGTGGTGTCCTAGCGTCCATAGCCGCCTGCTTCTCTGCTGCCCTTTTGGCTATGGCTTCCTGCTCCACTTGTGCAGCGTACGCGGGGACGCTCTCTGGGGCCAGATCCCCGTTGGCTACCAAAGAAAGCACTTGGGCCTCCATATCAGAGGACAGATTGTACATCCCTATCCTCTCTTTCATCAGTATGGCCTCGTTGCGGGGGTCACCGAACGCTTGGCGGACATCAATCTCGTTACCCTGTGCGTCGAAAGTTGTAGTGCGGGCCCCGGGGCCAGCCTCTCCACTAAACGGCTGGCCGGTAAGTAGCGTATTAGCCTGCCGACTACGCAGCGTAGCCAAAGCCTGCTCGTCGCCAGAAGCGCCTACGACTTGATCCATGTCACTGAACAGATCCATGCCCCGCTGTTGCGCTGGGGTGAGAGTACCACGCAGGTCAATCTGGTTCTGCCCCTGAATCCGCGCTACCTCTGCGTTCGAGTCACCCAGCAAGCCTGCGTTAAACCGGCTGGTCTCCGACTCTAGCAAGCTGCGGCTGTTGGCGCCGGCCTCCGTCATCGCGGTACGCTCAGTGTCTCCAGCCTCCATCAGGCGGCGGGACAGTACGTCCGCGTCGGCGCCAATGCGGTTACCCTCAGCAGTTACTTGTGCGGTACGCATCTGCCCCATAGCGCCGAGGCCCGCGGTGACGTTGGCTTGGTTCGACTGTATAGCCCGAGCACGTGCACGCCGATCGCCCAGAGACTGGGAGCCGTAGGTCGGGCCACTCAGACGCTGCTGCTCAATTAGGCTGCGGCGTAGGGACTCTGCGATAGCTGGGTTGGCCACGGACTCTGCGGCGCCACGGGTAGTCTGGTTCGCGTTGTCATAGGCGAGTCCCCCGCCTGTGTCAGATCCCTGACGAATGGCTAATGCGCGGTTTACCCGGGCGTTAGCTGACTGGTCAAGCCCCGAGGGGTTGGGTGCAGGCGCGCTCTGGGAGGCCGCGGTGCGCTGGGTAGGGTTGTTGTATTTGGTCACGGGCTGCGACTGCTCCCCCATGGCCATCCCGCCGCGGTTCAGTGTAAGGTCGTCCAATCGTATCGCCATCAGTACCATCTCCAAGATCCGGTGTGCCCCATCCGAGAGAACCGGCGGGCTTTAACTTCCTGCTTAACTTCCTCAATCGCCCGCTCGAACCGTGTGCTATGGGCGCTGGCCTTGGCCATGTTCTCCCCATCGTGGTCGTGGTTACGCAGGGCACGAAAGGCCGCCCACTCCAGCATGTCCAAGTGGAACCGCTCAGGGATTTCAGGCCCTACGTCAGGGGCCTCTAAAGTCAGCTTAGCCAGAGGGTATCGAGTCACGCGCAGGGTAATCTCTTTCCCTACGTCTTCCGCGGTGGGGGTGCCCATCAAGCGTAGGGAGCCCGTCTCATAGTCAGGCACCACCGCGAACACCCCTGCACCAGAGAAGGCGTGGGGAGAGGCGAGGCCAGAGAAGTCGGAGAGGTCCCCCGTAGAAAAGTCATGCGACACTACCGGCAGTAGCTTATCGTTGTACGCCGCGGACACAACACGCAGCACCGAGGGGTGCAAGGGGTAGTCGATCTGCCCTAGAACTACGGGGTAGACACATACCGCTGGTGTGGTGGCGTCGTGAAGGTACTCGGTGAGCTGGCAGAAACGAAAATACCCCTCGTTGATGTAAAGCATCAAGGAGGGGTCTGACCATAGGTAGTCTGCGTCGTCGGCGCTAACCGCGTCCGACACATCCCGGAGGATGTTCCGCCGCAGTTCGCCGAGTAATTCGATCGGTGTCACGTATCACTCCTGCCCCTACGGCGGGGCTGTAGATTAACTCTATCGAACTACCTGATACGGGAACCGTGGGCTGTCTTCGTATCCGGCGATGCGTCCGTCGTCGTCCATCATGGGTTTTTTTACGACGGCGTTGTCCAGAATGTCGAGCAAGAAGTTGGGCACATTGGCCTTTTTTCCCGCCATCAATTTGTACCCTACACCGTTATGACCGATGTATAAACCAGAAGGTGGGATCTCGTCGTTCTTCTGGAGGATAACCGCCGTGCGCTTCACGTCGTCTTTCTTGGCTGCCGGCTTAGGCTTGGCCTTGTGCGAGGGCTTACTCACGCTGGTCTTGGTAGGTTCAGGCGCCACGGGTTCCGCTTCACCGGGGCCGAATACATCTTCAATATCACTCATCAGTTGCTTCCTCGAATGCGGAGTCGAACTCGGCCTCGTCAGCACGATCCTCCCCCATCAGCATTTGAAGGACACGCTGCACTTCCGGCATCGCTTCCTTCGCGTCTTTGAACACCAGTTCCACATCTGAGTCCTCGTAGCTTGAGTCCTCCTCGCGGTTCTTGGCGTCGATTTCCGGGTCGCTGTAACGGAGTATAACCCCATTTGCAGCCATGCGGATGTTTATGTTCCTGTCCATAGGGTACGCCCTTGCTACTTCGCTGCTCATAACGAGTTACCCCCACCGAAGTGGGGGCTCCTGTTTACGCCGTAGCGGCTACTTCCGCACGAACCATGAACGCATCCTGAAGGATCACAGTGGCGTTCCAAGCCTTCCAGCCGATGGTTCCACGCTGAGCCAGCGGGTCGGTGTTGGTCGCTTTGGGCTGCACAACCATGACTTCCACAGAGTCCTTACCGCGCAGGGGCACGATACCGTACGCATCACGAGCCAAGAACAGGATCGGATACACGTCGGCGTCGGTGCCAGTGGTAGACAGCATAGCGCCCTTGGTGCCGCCTGCGTCTTCGTAGGCTTCAAACACGGTAGAGCGGATGTAGCGCACATCGTCCACCGAACCAATCTCACCTTCCATTGCCACGGCAGAGCCGTACTGCTTGGAGGAGATAAAGCCCGCCAGATCGCGGATGTCGTTCTCAACGTCCGGGTGGGTCAACGCGATGAACGCTGACTCGATCGGCTGAGTGTTGTACTTGACAGACGACGCCACCATGCTGGTAATCGGCTTGGCGTTCTGGCGCTTCAGCGAGCGGGTGATACGACGCTGCAGGCTCAGAGTCAAGGGGGTGTTCACACCGCCACGGGTTGTGCCGTTAGCGTAGAACACGTTGGTGCCAGCTTTCAACACGTTGAAACGCAGAGTCTCAATAGTGTGTGCAGCCTGCTCACCCAAGATGTCGGACATTTCACGCAGCAAAGGCGGGAAGTCTTCGTGCAGATCCACGATGACGTCAGTGAACTTCAGGAAATCGCCGTACTGCTGCAACGTCACTGAATAGTCTTTGTTGTCCAGTGTGCTGCCGGTAGGCGTCACGCCTTCAGTCAGCGGGGTGTCCGCTACAGGGACGTTGAACGCACCGGCATCACCTGAGGCAGAGCCGGTAGCGCCTGTCATGTAGTAACGACGCCACTTGGCGACACGGGTGGAGTTCTTCGGGATGGGGTAAGCCTGCCCGAATTTCTCCAGCATCATGTAAGGGATAGCCCGCTTCAGCAAGTTGGCTACAGAGAACGCCGTTTGGCGTGGTGTAATGTCCGAATAAGTAGTCATATTAGCTGTCTCACGTCAGAAAGATTAACCCAGTCCGGCGGCTTCCTCGAAGGCAGCGTCGAAGTCATCTGGACTCGAACTACCCGGTACATCCGCTTTGCTGGGGCTTGGCGCCGCACTCAGTGCTTTTCG